TTGTCGCTGCAACAGTTACAAACATGACCTATGTTATCACAGTGCTTAAGGGCATGGTTATGGGCCTAGTGTATTTAATGCAGACACACACAGAAAACTTAAAGCCATTAACTACATGCGTATGGGCTCTTTTAGATCAGCGTTTATGATACTAGATCGTTCCCCTGAGACTATTCCTGATGGTCTATTAACCCCCTATCCGTATGAGAGAAATCGCGCTTTATTTATCAAGCATATCAATCATAACATTCGTGTCTTGCGAAAGGCTGGGCTCTAATGATGATATTGCTTAAACCGGACAAAGGACTTCCACGCAAACCCAGCGATCTACAACGCCTGGCCCTTGATGATACTTTAAAGACTGAGAAGTTGGAAGGGTATGAAGTTGACATGGGTTATTGGCATGAAGCTCGTTATAGACACCATCATAATAAATGCGTAGTTTGTATGGCTGGTGCGGTAATGCGCTGTGAATTTGGCATTGGTCCTGACGCTACCTTTGTTCCTGAAAAGTTTGTACCAGCGGCTAGAAAAAAGCTGCAAGCTATTGAGTGTATGCGCGTGGGTGACTATACAGGTGCGTTTGAGTATTTGGGTCGCTCTCCTGACAATATTCCTGACGGTTTGGTAATCCCTGAATCTTATGAACTGAATCGTACCCAATTTATCAAGGACATCAATTATAACATTCGTGTCTTGCGAAAGGCGGGACTCTAATGGGTTATGTTATGACGATAGGTGGGGTAACGCTTGAAAGAATCCATTGTCTTGAGTGCGGTATTGGGTTTGCCGTGCAACAGGATGTTCTTGAACAGCGTAGAGAAACAGGCAATCGACTGTATTGCCCGAATGGGTGTCACCTTTCGTACCATGAGACTACTGCCAACAAATTGCGTAAAGAATTGGAAGCAAAGAATAAAATTATCGCTCAGAAAAATATGACCCTTGACAGTGTTCGCGGCCAGCGTGACAGTGCTGAACGAAGCGCAGCCGCGCATAAAGGTGTGGCGACTCGTATAAAAAATCGGGTCCACAATGGGGTCTGCCCCTGCTGCAATCTTTCCTTTGTAAACCTTGAACGCCACATGAAAAACAAGCACCCGGACTATACTAAAGATGAGGCGGCGAAATGATTGAAGTTCTGATTACACCTGAAGTACCACTTCCTGATCTTCCCAGCGATCTTCAGCAAATGGCACTTGATGATACGTTGGCGATAGAAAAAGATCCCGCCTATCAAGTTGAAATGGGTATATTTCATGGACGAGTAGCTGGAAATTCCCCAACGTGTTCGGCTTGTATGGCCGGGGCAGTTATGCGTTGTCAACTAGGCGCTGCACCCGATCAAAAATTAGCGCCTAACGATTACGATGCCGACACTGAAGCTAAATTAAGCGCGATAGATTATCTTCGTAGTGGTGAATTTGACGAAGGCTTTAGCCGTCTTGGAATAGCTATAGGTCGTGTACCCGTAGGTTTGAGAAAACCAACATCGTATCACGCTTGCCGTGAGCAGTTCATTGAGGACGTTGAACACAACATTGCAGTTTTACGAGAGGCGGGGTTATGATTACTCCCGCCCCAACATATTCTGCGCCCGACTTTAATGTTCGGGATGAAAAGCAGAAGCAGCCCCCTATTCGGCTCGAACAGATAGCAGAAGTAAGAATAGCAGATGTAGTAGTTCCCGAACGTTTCGCTTCGCACTTCAAGCAGCAAATTAGTGAGAAAAACTTGCTCGTTCAACGTGGCATCGACCGGGTAGGAATAGATGAGTAAAAATTACGGTCCATGTTCTGAGTGCAAAGATATGTGCTACGGTAGATACTATGCACACGGCTTTATGTGCGACGGCTGCGCGGTAGAATATGTAAGTCAAGGAATGGCAGCACCTATATCTACCGAAGCTCTTTTACAAAACCCAGTGCTGATGTTTTTTCCAGCTAGTCGAGTTAGCATTGAAATGGATAAGGTAAAGCGTATCGTCCGTGCTGGGCGGACTATTACCATAACGATTGGTGACAATGAGTTGCCACTTGAACGGCTGCACCTCCAATATAAGAGTTCGGATATGTCAGATAGTGACTTTGAATCTGCATTGGATCAACAGATACGTTACGAAGAGAGCGAGGGTTCATGAGTGATAATAAAGATATGCTGAAGCGGGTAGTAACAATGGTTTTGAATCCCCTAAATGACTATGATTTATACTTGGCTAGTAAAGGGGTCAGTAAGGAACACGCAAGCCGCAAGAATTTTGGGATTGCTTGTCATAATGTTGTTGGAAATCTCGATGCTTTTCTTACCTTCACTGGCGACGAGTTAGATCCGGTGGACGAGTGGATAAAGAGTAAAACAAGCCCCGCCGAACTTACCAAGGCGGTCGCTGAGTGTCGCCGCCGCCTGGTCGCCAGTAAAGCTATCGGTCTTGCCAGGGCTGAAAGCATAGTGGAACACCAGCTTGCCGCGATCATGCTTCAAGTGCGTCAGGACATAACGGCGGGCCTTACCGACATTTTGGAAGCCGATGATAAGGACCGCGAAGCCAAGATTAAAGCATTGCTCAACCAACAGGGGGCGGGGGAACAATGCACGAAAAAATAATTAAGATTGACGAGGACCACCAAGTTTACTATTTGCAAATGGTCCGTATCGTTCGGGAGAAAGACAGGCTATATATCTCCACCGACTCCCACGCACCAGGGGAGTATGACACCTTGATTTTCGAGGACGAGGAAGAGGCTAAAGAAGGCTACAGGAAATTGATAGGCGGCTAATGGAAATTACAACAGAAAAAATACGAGAGCATGAGGACTTGCCCAGCGACCATTTTATGACGAAGCAGATCAATCGCGCCATAAAAGAAGGCGGCGTTAGAATGGGGGTCCGCAGTAAAATTCTCTTCCACGATAAACGCCCGCCCATTTTGCGAGCAATGTCGGCAAGCGGTAAAATCTTTAATCGTCAGTGTCGGGTTGTTGAAATCACTGTGCGAGAAGTTATGTGCAATAAGACATGGGAGTTGTCTTTTATCCTTATCGCTGACGATGGTTTTAAGACTATTCGATTGTACGAGAAAGATCCATGTCTTAAAACGAGGGGCTTATGAAAAAGTTTACTGACAAAGAGATTCGGGAGAAAGTTGCGTACTGGCAAAAGCGTTTGTCGCTGAAAGATTGGCGCGTTGATCTCCACATTGTAGACGAGCTTCCGGGCTGGCATGATGGGCAGACTCGTTGGAACGCTGACGAGCGTATTTCACACGTTTGGATCAGCCGTAAAGGTGAGGATACTGAATTTACAATCGTACATGAGCTAATTCATTCGCTTCTATGGTATGCAGATCATACGGGTTTGAATGAGCCGTTGATAGAACAGACTGTTAATGCTATGACTGAGGCGTTGCTGGAACGCAAAAGTGTAATGAAATAAAAAGCGAGGGGTAGAATGAGCGATAGAAAAGTTACTCAAATTGTTGTGACGGCGGGAAAAGTGGAGCCGTCTTTGGCGCGGGATTTTGCAAGTATCCGCCGCGAGGTATCGTTTACTTTGGAAGTGGATCAGCCTATGAATACCAAGACCCACCCACTTGAATTGGCAAAGATCACTGAGGTCTTGCAAAAGCTGGCAGCGGATACGCTTTCTACGGAAATGAAGGTAGCGCACCGTGCCGAAGGAACTGGTAAAAAATAATGGATAGAAATTTTGATGCCATTGTAGGGCTACTTTTGCTTATCTCTGTGTTCCTGTTGAATACGATTGTTCTGTTCGCCGGGGGCCATCTTATCACGGGCATAATTAATTTGTTATGTCTGCTCTATGGTATTTCGCTTTGTGCGGCTAATATTAAAGCGCGACAGGAATTGAAGGCGAAGGTGTGGAATGATGGGGGCTACAATGCTTTACCTTGTCCAATATGCCGCCGCCCGATGCATGAGTGTGATTGTTATTAAACTGTAAACAACCGGAGTATTCTACCATGAAACTAAGTGTTAAGAAAGTCACCCCAAACACCAATCGCCTTCAACTGGAAGTTAAGGACGAGGTTATTGCTCTCACCGCTTGCTACAGTGCCAAAAAGGGGCCGAAAGAAGTCTTGGATCGGCTTAACGCGGGGGCCGGTAAACTGCGTTCCAAGGTTTCTGATGGTCCTGATTTTTACTTTGAAATCTCCGATGATTTGGGGGTTTTACTGGTAAGTCCGACTATAAGCACCTATCGTAATCATGTGAGTCACGCATTACGCGATGTCGTGAAATTAGTCGGGAAAGGTGGTTTTTCCCTGAAAAAATAATCTTTGCGGGGGGCAAGGGTCAGGGTTGGCATGTCCGAAGATAAGGCAAAAAAGACCGAAAAAGAACCTACTCTCAACAAGAAACCCGCAGAGTTTGCTGAAGCCTACATGGACTGTTTTTTGGACATGGAAGCTGCTGCTGATGCGTCTAAAATTTCCATAAAAGAAGCGCGGGAGTTGCTTAAGCAGGACAAGGTTCAAGCGTATCTTAAGTTCCATCTTAACAGGCTGCGGCTATCTCCTGAAGAGTATATTCGTCACCTTGAGTTGACGGCTTTCGGGGATATTAAAGACCTCTTTGAGGAAGTCGATGTTACGGATAGCGAGAACAACGTTATCGGGAAGAGAGAGCAGCTTAAAAAGATCCTTGATATTCCCGCCTATCTTCGTCGGCGTATCAAAAAGATTAAGTCTACGCGTTACACCTTTGGCGTTGATTGCACCGTGGATTTGGTGTCGCGTGAAAAGGCAATGGAGATACTTGCTAAAATACTTCTCAGTCAGGACCGGGAAGATGAAGATACAAGTAAATACGGGGTGCTGCTGGTACCTGGGATCATGGACGCTGAAGCCTGGGGGAAGCTGGCGCAAGTACAGCAACAGGCCGCCCAGACCCCAGGAAAACAACAGTAAATGACGCAAGCCCTAGCCATTGAAGATAAGAATGTAATTTGGTCCCCGATTGAAGGCAGTAGCCAAGCCCTCTTCCTCTCCTGCCCTTACCACGTTGGTATTTACACTGGAAGCCGTGGCCCAGGTAAAACCGACGCAATGCTAATGGACTTCGCGCAAGATGTCGGTAAAGGCTACGGCGCGAATTGGCGCGGGATCTTATTTCGTCGGACCTACAAAGAGCTTGATGATGTTGTTGCCAAGGGTCATAAGTGGTTTCCCAAGTTGTTTCCTGGCGCAAAGTTCCTTAGCGCAGCGACCGATTACAAGTGGGTCTTTCCAACGGGTGAGCAATTACTTTTTCGTCATATCAAGACGGCTGCGGAGTATTGGAATTATCATGGGCATGAGTATCCTTGGATAGGCTGGGAAGAGTTGACCACCTGGCCCAACGCTGAATGTTTCGACGCAATGAAGTCCTGTAATCGGTCAGGTATTAGGGAAATTCCCATACGGATTCGGGCAACTACCAATCCTTACGGCGTGGGGCATACTTGGGTTAAAGGTCGCTTTGTAGATCCCGCTGCGCTGGGTGAAGTGTTCATTGATGAGGAACTTGAAACCGTCCGCCTGTTCGGGTCCATAAGAGAGAACCCTTACCTCAGTGAATCGTATGTTAAGACGATTGAGGGCATGACGGATGAGACAAAAAAAGCCGCGTGGTTGTATGGCGATTGGGATATTATTGCCGGGGGTATGTTCTCTGATTTATGGGACACAGATATTCACACCGTACTCCCGTTCCGTATTCCTTCAACTTGGTATGTCAGTCGTGGATTCGATTGGGGTAGCTCTAAACCTTGTGCGGTCCTTTGGTTTGCCCGAAGCGATGGTAGCGATGTTGATTTGGGGGGCGGTGCAGTAATGCACACTGTTAGCGGTGATATTTTTGTGATCTACGAGTATTATTCTTGGACGGGTACCGCTAACCAGGGAACGCGAGAAACGGCGCGGCAAATTGCAAGGCATGTTGTTGATTGCGAGAAAGAACAGCAAGCTCTTAACTACATTGACTCTATTCGTCCTGGCCCCGCTGATACTTCAATTTATAATGAAGAAAGTGGTAACTGTATTGCTTGGGATATGAAGGACGAAGGGGTTACTTGGACTCGCGCCGATAAGCGTCCTGGTACGCGTGTTCAGGGCTGGGAGTCAATACGCGACCGCTTGGCAAACGTTATTGAAAGACATAGCGATTCTGAGTGCGATCCGAAAAGGGGTTTGTATATCTTTAAAACCTGTAGTCAATTACTCCGTACTCTTCCTGCCACACCACGGGATGAAAAGAACATGGACGATGTTGATACTGAGTATGAAGATCATTTACTGGACGTACTTCGGTATCGGGTACGAAAAGATACTAAAGCAGGTTTTCCTGGGAGATAAAAAGCTATGCCCGACGGATTAGATTCTACTACAGATTCACGCGCACCTCATACGATAATTATTGACAAATTAGCGCGTCCTCACCCGCGTTTTGTTGAAATGAGTAGGCGTTGGGAAAAGATAACAGACTTGCTTGAAGGCGTGAAGCACATGCGTACTAAGGGCGAGCTGTATATTCCTAAAATGCAGAACGAGAGTACAACAGATTATAAGATGCGTGTTGAAGAGACAGAGCTTTATCCTGGTTTGAAACGCGCCCTTGATCGTGTACTGTCTCTTCCCTTTTCGCAGATGGTGACGCTTGAGGGCGAGCTTCCTGAAGTATTGAAACCTTTGGAAATGGATATTGACGAAGATGGAACAGATCTAACCTTGTTCACCCGTGACGTTGCTGAAGATGCAGTTGCCTATGGCAAGACCCATATTCTTACCGATTTTCCTGTACAGATAGATGACGATTCAGGCGAAGCTGTTGTTGTATCAAAGGCCCAGGAAGATGAGCTAAACCGCCGTCCTCGTCTTGTTCATATTCCAGCGCGGTCGCTTTTTAGCTGGCAGGAAGGTCGTGTGAACGGCAAACACGTTCTTACTGAAATCCGATATTTTAATACCCGCTACGAGGTAGACGAGGACCAAGACGATGCCATTGTTACGGTTCAACAGATAATTATTTTGAGTTTGACAACGTTTGAAGTCCATGAAGCTAGAAATGATACAGATGGGTTTGAATTGGTCAGTGACGGCCCTGTAACTTGGGAAGAGATACCCCTTACGATTATGTACACTAACAAGACGGGCTTTATGACAGCGCGTAGCCCGTTAGAAGAGTTAGCAGATGCGAATATTGCCCATTGGCGAGATACGTCATTGCATACTGCATCTGTCAATGGTTCGCGGACTACTCTTTGGTTTTTTAAGGGCTTTAGTAAAGAGGAAGTTGAAAAAAATATTGCTATGGGGGCCAGGGCGTTTGTTTGCCATGATGACATGGAATCAGATGTAAAGGCAGTTGAACACGATGGAAAAGCTATTGATAGTTCGCGTCAGGAAAACGATAAGCTGGAACAGCGTGTAGATCGCTTGGGAGCAGAGCCGCTTAATCAACGGTCTAGTACGATGGTTGCAACAGGGATTGCCATTAACAACCAGCAAGCCACCAGTGATATTCAGGCTTGGTTGCAGACTATAGAAATGGGGATGCGTGAAGCGTTTATTGAGGCTTTTAACTGGGTTAATGAGAAAGTTCCCGAAGGCTTTGCCGTTAAGGTTTATCGTGACTTCCGTATTCCAATGACCGCCCAAGATTCTGAACATTTATTGAATATGCGGCGGGATGCAACGCTTGACTTGGAAACGTACTTGGAAGAGGAAAAACGGCGAGGCACCTTAGACCGTGATCGTGAAGTTGCGGTTATCATGGAACGAGTTGCAGCAGAAACAAGCTTAATTGATCGTGGCGGTGATCGTGACGAGGGTATCCCTGTTCCTGATCCTGAAGCAGACGCGGACGCGTAAGCGACGATGGCGACAACTAAACCAGGCGAAAAAAACACCAATGAGCTTCTACTTGATGCGGACGTTAAAAACACCGCCATGTATGAACGCTTTAAGGCGGGGATGGTACGCCGCCACGTTAATATTTTTGACGAAGGGTTTGACGAGTTAGAAGAGTTACTTCTAGTTGCTTTCATCCAGCTTTCTCGACTTGAACGCGGCACACGCCGATACCAAAAAGCCTTCAATAAGTTCTCCAATCGTATCGCAGATAAAGTTGATGCTATTGTGTCTGCGCGTGAGGATGCCTTGACTACTGAGTTTACGGCTGTTGCTGCGGTAGTGGACTCGATGGAACGAAAGAGCTACGCACCCCTTCTAGCCGTGGGTTTAGTTGCATTAGGATTGCAAGCACGGAAAAAGCTCATTACCAATACCAGTGTGCGCGGCTTGACGCTAAATAAGCGTATGGACGAGCTTACTGCTGTAACACTTAGCGATTTGCTTGAAGGCTTGGGTGTTACGCTGAATGATAATGGTACGGTTGGGCAATCTCGTCGGCGTACAGACGCGGCAATCAAAAAGGCAGCGCGAAATTTGGAAGTTCTTATTCGTACCACGGCAACAGATGTACGAGCGCGGACTAAAGAAGAGGTCTACAAACGTGCTGGGTTGGAACGGTATTTGTGGAACTCAGTGCTAGATAATCGTACTACGCCTATCTGTCGCAGTTTAGATGGAAAAATTTTTAGGGTAGGAAAAGGGCCGCTTCCCCCCCAACATTTCAACTGTAGGTCAAGTACCCTGGCCCTTGTTCCTGGTGGTGGAAAAGTTGATGTGATTAATTATGAGGCTTGGTTACGCTCCCAATCCGCCGCAGAACAAGACGAAATCCTTGGTCAGACGAAAGGACGGCTGTTTAGGGAAGAAAAACTTAACCTGGACATCTTCGTTAATCGCATTGGTAACCCATTGACGCTTGACGAACTTGCAGGGCGTTTAGGCTTGCGAATTGAAGGTTAGTGTTCTATATTTCAACTTCACCTATTAAACATAAAAAAACGAGGGGTATAAAATATGTCACTACAAGCATTTCTTGCCACGTTGGACGGTGCTGAAGAGGCCGTAAAGTCGCTTTACAAACCATTGGACGCTGCTGATCTTACCAAGGGTTATCTTTTGGACGTGACTCCCGTTGAAGCGGGTGGTGTAAAACACGCTCTGCAAGATAATACCAATTTACTTACTGCATTGACGAAAGAGCGTGAAAATGTTGCTGAGTCTCAAAAAGCAGGCAAGGAAGCCCTTGACCAGTTGAAAGTCTACATTGATCTTGGCACAGCAGAAGAGATTGCGGCAAAACTTGCTGCACCCGCACCAACTCCCCCCCCAGCCGACGGCAAACCCGTTGCGCCCAATGAAGCCGAGCTTAGTGCCAAAATAGAAGCCGAGCAGAAATCTATTTATGAAAAGAAAATGGCCGAGGAAACAAAGGCCCACCAAGCAACCTTGTCAGAGTTGAACAAAGCGCGTATTGTCAATGACATTACTGCTGCCATTGCTAAAGGTGCTGCTGAAGAGGTTAAGATTGTACCAGTAGTAGGCGCGGAGAAAACGGTGATAGATAAAGTTTCTGCAATGGTTTCCTTTGATGACAATAACCAAATGTGTATTCTTGACAGTGAAGGCAAACCTCGCCTTGCTGCTGGGTCCAGCTTTGATAAGATGGGCATTGAAGAGGCTTACCGTGTATTTGCCGCAGACGAAGCCAATAACTTTATGTTCCAAGGTGAGAATAAAGGTGGTGCTGGTGGTACTGGTGGTACAGGTGGCGGTGGTGGTGGTGGCGGCGGTCCAGTTACAGCCGATCAATTCTATGCTATGGGCTTGGACGAGCGCGGTGATCTCTACAAGAATGACAAGCCTGCCTTTGAGACTTTAACGAAAGCTGTCGCTGATCCAAAATACCAACCACCGAAAAAAGATCCTGTAATATATACACCTGTTCCTAAGTAAATTTAGGTACAGTTTTAGCTTTCAATCCTCTTTGCCGAAAGGTTAAAGAGGATTTTTTTTGAAAAGATAGTTGACACCAGTTTGTTGCGCTGCTATTGTGGTCGTGTTAAGGCGAGAAGCCTGATAATTCGCCCTGATTGTCGTGAAGACTTCAGGAAAGAAGTTTAATATATAATTTCTGAGGTCTTCAAATGGCAGAAGTAAGAATATCCGACGTAGTAATCCACGAGGTTTTCGCCCCGTATTTCAACCAACGATTCACTGAGAAAGACTTACTCGTTCAGCGTGGTATTGTTTCTCGCAATGGATCACTTCGGACGTTTATTGACACCGAATCGGAATTCTCCCAGCATCCCTTTTGGAATACGATTGATCCCGATAGTCCTGAAGATATTGGTACGGACGATCCCGCGTCTTTCAGTACTCCCGATAAGATCACGGCAGACTTTGAAGTTGCGGCCCGAAGCAATCGTAACAAATCTTGGTCCCACATGCTCCTGGTTAAGTATCTTACCGGGTCAAACCCGATGGATGCGATTGCTAGTGGTTTGGTAAAGTACTGGCTTCACCGCCGTCAAATCCACATGCTTGCCATTTTGGAAGGTCTGTTTTTAGACAATGTGGCAAGTGACAGTGGCGATATGGTCAACGATTATCTAGCACTGAGTTCCACAAATACCGTTCCAACCCAGCACGTTTGTAGACCTCTTCTTTAGTCCGCGCTCGTACATCT